ACCATAAATGTAGAAGCTGGTATCTTTAGCTTGTTTAGTGTTTTGTTAGGGTGTTTGTTAGGGGTTGTTAGGTTTTTTTTTGGATCCTGTTAGTGACAGGATGGCTGGTAGGGGTGAGGAGAGGGGTTGAAGTGGCGCCGCCACCCCTCCGCATGCAGTATAGTGCAGGATCGGGCTGGAGTGGGGGAGGGCTTCATCCTTCCACCCAGCCCGCATGGGACCCGCCCCCTTCGCGTCTCGCAAGCCCTCCAGGCTGCGAGGCTTGGCCGCCTGGCCGCCTGGCCGCCTGGCCGCCTGGCCGCCTGGCCGCCTGGCCGCCTGGCCGCCATGAAGCCCGGCCTGCGGCGAGGCTTGGGCGCCTGGCGCCGAGCTCGAGGCCAGCTGTGTTAGGGGTTTGTGCGCCCGATGTTAGGGGTTTGTGCGCCGCAAACTTGAGGCGGTGTAAGGAATATGGACACTATGACACTTTGTCACATGCATTATAGTGCACACTCCACCCGCTCTACCTCCGCCAGCCGCGCTCTCCCAAGCCATACCACGCTTACCGCGGCCGAAAGCTTCCGCTAGTTTCGCTCTAACTCCGCCAGCCAAGGGCTCTTGCGACTTTCTGCGCCGCGCTCAAAAGTCCGCGAGGCGAAGGTAGAGCATGGTAGGATGGCCCGAAGCAACCACAGAATCAGCTAAAGTCCTGCCCGCCGCATGCCGATACCCCCGCCATGCTGACGCTGCCGCTCTTGGCCATCGCCTTCTGCTCCGCCCTCTGCGCCATCGCCCTCCACCGCCTCGCAAGGCACTTCGCCTTGCGCCGCTGGCAGCGAGCCCGGGCGCGGGATTCATGGGCTCGCTTCCGCGAAGCTCAGAGCTTCACTTGCACGCGCTGGTCCTGCCGCCTCAGATTGCCGCGCTGACCTCCACGTGCTACACTTTGACACTCAAACCTTGCTCTTGGAGACCCAATGAAACCGTCTCGCGACACCCGCCTGCAAACCATCCTCCGCAGGCTCGACGCCCGGGCAGCCCGGGCGGAAACGCACCCGAGCTACTACCGCCTGGCCGACGCCGTCTGGATCCTGGCGAGCCGCAACCACAAGGCGGCCATCCTCGGTATCCACCACCTGCGTCGCATGCTGCGCTTGTCGAGGCGCTGCCTCGACAGGCTGTCGCCCTCGGAGAGGGTGGTCTGATGGCCCGCTCGATCCACGCGCCGTTCGCGCGTGCCGAGTTCTTCCGGATCCGCCTGACCCGCGACCCCGACGAAGCCTTCGCCGCCGTCGCCCGCATCCTGGCCGAGCACCTCGCCCGGCCGGACGTCGCCCTGGACCGTTGCTCCGAGTGGGTCGACGGGTTCGGGGTCGAGTCCCTGACCCTGGCCGACGACGCCGAACTGCTCTACGTCAACAAGGGCGACACCTACGACGCGACCCTGTGCTACGTGCCGGGCCGCGGGTTCTTCGTGTCGTCGTGGGGCGACGTCTACGAAGCGGCCGACCGCGACCACGAAGCCGAGTCCGGCGAGCGGCGCTGCTGCTACTGCTCGGAGTGGACCGAGGACCCGGGCGAGCCGTGCGGATCGTGCGGCCGCGACCCGGAGACGGGCGAGCCGTGGCCGGAGCCCCTGCGCCACGTGCGGCTCGAGACGGGCCATACCCTGCGGACCTGGAACACGGGCCGCACCCGCGGCGCTGGCATGATGACCCGGACCCGGATCGGGTGCGAGCTCGCCGGCCCCGACGGCTCGGTGCTGTTCCGTGGCGACGACTTCGGTCCGGGCGCGGCAACCGCCGACGACTCCGACGAAGCGCTGCGGGCCCTGCTCGGGTTCCTGACCCTGCGGCCCGGCGACACGGACCGCGAGTACTTCGACGCCTACTCCCCCGAGCAACGGGCGTTCGCAGAATCCTCGGACTGCGAACTGCTGGCGTTGCTCTACTCGGAGGACGGGCCGGGCACCTTCGCCGACGTCGACGACGCGGAAGGGGGTGGCCGATGACCACCAAGACGATCACGATGACCGGCCGCCCGCCGGTCTCCATCCGCAAGGAGGCGTGGCCGCGCATCGCGGGCGCCCGCTACAGCGACCACGATGGCGAAGTCGAGTGCCAGGCCTTCCGCAGGTGGTCGGCTCGGGTCGCGGTCCGCCGGCACGCGGACGGGAGGCACCTGGTGTTCGGGGTGGCCAGCTACACCACGGCCTGGCGTGGCGAGCGGGACGCAGGGGCGGCTGGTGGCGAGCTCCTGCCGCCCGGCTGCACGGCCGACGACGTCGTCGCCGCCATCAGTCGGGTGGCCGCCATCCTGACCTCGGTCGCAGGTATCCCCGACCTGACCGACCAGTGCATCGCCGACCTGCCGGCGGAGCCCTTGTGAGCCTCCGCCGCGTGGACCTGCCGGCGGAGCGCCGGTTCGTGTGCGGCACACGCGCCGTGATCCGCGCTGGCCGTCGCTGGCTAGTCGTCTGCGCGACGTGTGGCGCTGGATCGGCTGGCTACAGCAGCCTCACCGACGCCACGCGCGCCGCCGTCCGGCAATCGAACCGCCCGTGCTCTTGCGGGGCACGGTGACCCGCCGGACCGTGGCCGACCGCGTCACTCGGGCCCTGGTGGGGCTCGGGCTGTTCGGCGGAGCGCTCGCCGCGTGCTGGCTGGTCGGACCTGCTGGCCTGCGGCTGCAGGGCTCTGGCGTGGCCGGCCCTGCAGCCGTGGTGGCCATCCCGTTGCTGATCGGCGTGGCCCTGGTCGCCAGGGCCGTCGTCGACAAGTAGCCGCCCTGCGGCTCGACAGGCGCCCCAGGCCCTGACCACCCCCGCGCCTGCAGCGGGCGCGGACCGCCCCCAGTCCGGGCCACAGGGCGACGCGAGAGATCGCTTCCAACCAGGCCGCCCCCATGGTAGGCTTGCGACGCGAGCTCTCCTAGAGCAGGCAAGGTTTCGGCTCGGGCTTATTACAACGCCCGGGCCGTTTTTGTTCCAGGGCTTGACAACCGGCTTTGGATCCGTAAAGCATGGATGAACCTTGCCCATGGAAGTCTGCATCACTCACTGCGCAGGCCGATTCAGCATCAGGCCTCCGACGAAGAAGCCGATCCCGCAGGTCAGCGACTGGGTCGGATGGCGCAGGACGCCGGTGGGCGACTACACAGCGCCGGCCTACGTGAGCTCGGTCCTCGCCGTAGGCTCGTCACCAACGCTGCGCGTGACGTGGACCATCGATGCCATGCAGGTCCGCGACGAGCTCCTCAAGAGCCTGCAGTCAGCAAAGGTCTGCCTGGCTGACCCCTCCCCTTCGGAGACGGGTCACAAGTGGCCGACGGAGAGGAGGCCGAGGAAGCACCAGCTGCAGGCGATCCATGCTTGCGTCTGGCTCGGCGACTCGATGCTGCTCGGCGACGACATGGGCATCGGCAAGACCAGCACCGTGCTGTGGTGCCTGCAGCAATCAGGGGCGACGCGAGCGCTGGTCGTCTGCCCGGTGTCCGTGAAGTTCAACTGGAAGTCAGAGTTCACTCTGACCCTGGGTTCGAAGTGGGCGACGCACGTCATCGACGGAAGCTCGAATCAGCGAGCGCAGCAGTTCGTCGAAGCGATGAGCTTCGAGCCGATCATCGGCCCTCCGGGCTACGACCAGGATCAGGACCCCCGCAGCCCCGAGTATCTGGCAATCATCATCAACTACGACCTGCTACGGCACCTGACTCCAAGGCAGCTGAACCAGCTGCAACGGTTCGTCGCGGGCCAGGCGTTGATCTGCGACGAAAGCCACTACCTCAAGAGCCGCAACGCAGAACGCACGAAGCTGGTGCGCGACCTGGCGCACGACGCCGGCCATCGGTTCCTGATGACCGGGACGCCGGTGCGCAACCTGGTGGATGACCTGTTCTCCCAGATCAGCCTGGTTCGCCCCCAGATCTGGTCGAGCTACAGGGACTTCGCTCGCCGCTACCTAGTGGAGCGACCCGTGACCTTCGGCAAGAAGACGGTGACCAGGGTCGTTGGCTCCCGCAACGTTGAAGAGCTCAACGCCGTGCTCAACACGGTGATGATCCGGCGGAAGAAGTCGGAGGTCGACTCCCTTCCTCCGAAGGTCCACACCTACCCGGAGATCACGCTCGATGCGACCACGCGCAAGATCTACAACGCGATGGCGGACTTCGCCCGGGTCGAGCTCAAGGCCTTGACCAGCGACGCTCCGGTCAGCGTGTTCGACCCGCGCGCGAAGAGCGCGATCGAGGCAGCCATGCGCTGCGAGCAAATCGCTCAAGGGTTCATCGGCGGCATCCCTCAACCGGTCATGGACCGGTTGGACGCGAAAGTCCTCCGGGAAGCGGAGAAGGTCAAAGGGCGCCCGCACGAGCTGATCTTCCCGCAGGCCCCCAAGCTGACATGGCTGCTAGAGGCGATCGATTCAGTGCTCAAGCAGGGCGGGGCGCCGTTGGTGTTCACGCGCTTCAACGCCCCGATGGGCTGGCTACAAGGCGTGCTGAGCGCCAAGGGCATCAACGCAGCCTGCCTGCATGGCTCCCTGAGTGCTACCGAGAAGCACGAGGTCGTGACGGGGTTCAGGGATCGGCGGTTCGACGTGCTGATCGCCCAGGTGAAGATCGCGGAGGGCTGGAATGCCACCCGATCGCGCGACGTGCTGTTCCTCGGCAGGGACTGGAGTCACGCGATCAACAACCAGGCAGAGGATCGGACGCACCGCGATGGTCAGACCGGCACGGTGAACGTGCAGATCCCTGTGGTCCGCCAGACGATCGAGGTAATGCACCACCGTCGGCTGCAGGCCAAGGCAGAGAACGCCGACCAGGCGTTGCGCGATCTGACGGCGCAGCAGATCATGGAGGGGCTGTGAGTCGCTACCGCAAGGAAGTGGCGGAGTTCTTCCGTAACGAGGTCCACCGATCCCAGTTTCGATTGAGCATGGGGGATCTACCGTTGCCTGCCGCTACCGTCAGGTCGATCATGTATCTGGCGGCTCAGGGGATTGCAGAGACCCCCTGTGACAACGAGCGCTACCGAGACGCGGTGATGGATGTCTGGGAGCACGCTTGTGGATACGTCAAGGCGCTGCGTGACAAGGGGGTCAACGACGGTATGGAGTATCACAACATCCTGATGCTGGGAACCCTCTTGGAGACTGCGATTGCGGCTTTTGTCGAGGTCACCAAAGATGAGCACTGAGTGCTACTTCTGCGGCAAGGAAGTCGTTGAAGATGATTTCTGCTCGGGTTGCGACGCTCATGTCTGCGACGAGTGCGCGCTGATGGATCCAATCGGCCCACATAACCCCAGCGATCACCAGAACGTCGAAGAGGAGCTGGAGGAGGTAGAAGATGACGGCTAACCGGCCGACCGAGGCAGAGATTCAGGCCGCGATGTCGGCCAAGTGGTTCGAGTGCGACAGCTGGGGCGACGCGTGCACCGGATTCCTCTGACCGGCCGCGGAGGTGCTGCGGTCGCGGCACCCGGAGGTCCGGTTCGAGCGCGTCTGGGGGAGCGAGTTTCTGGAGCCGGAGACCGACGCAATGGAGGAGGCGGGGCAGGCTCTCGTGGATGTGGCGCACTGGCTTGGTTTCACCGAGGCCAGGATGGGCCCTTTGTTGTTCGGCCACTATCGCTACCTGGAGGCCCTGGAAGCGGAAGGGCCGAGTATCTTCGAACGGAGGACTTACTGATGTTACCGAGACTCGTGCAAGGAATGGGGTCCCGCGACGACGGGACCGTGTGCTGGATGAGCGCAAACGCCTGGGTTGCGGGCGAGGGCTGGACCGACGAGCCCTCGTGCGTCTGCCCGGTGATCCGCGGGCTGTGCATTCCGGCCAACGACTGGCTGGAGACCTACGCCGACCGTGAGCGGGTGATCGGACCCATTCTGTTCGTGCCGATGGGCACGGTGGGCGGCGCCGACTTGATGAGCCGCCGTGCGTTCGCGTGCGCCGACGTGGCGGTGCGGGAGTGGACACCGATGGCGCTGCGGGCGGCCGGGATGCACGAGCAGGCCGACAGGCTGGCGGCGCTTCCGGAGATCGTCGACGAAGCCACGGCCGAGGCCGCCGGGGCCGCCGCCAAGTCCGCCTGGGCCGCCGAGACCGCCAGGGCCGCCGCCAAGTCCGCCAGGGCCGCCGCCACGGCCGCCGAGGCCGCCAGGGCCGCCGCCACGGCCGCCGAGGCCGCCGCCAAGTCCGCCAGGGCCGCCAGGGCCGCCGAGGCCGCCAGGGCCGCCGCCACGGCCGCCGGGGCCGCCGCCACGGCCGCCACGGCCGCCGAGGCCGCCGGGGCCGCCGCCAAGTCCGCCTGGGCCGCCGCCACGGCCGCCGAGGCCGCCTGGGCCGCCGCCACGGCCGCCGAGGCCGCCTGGGCCGCCGGGTCCGCCGCCGAGCACCTGTTGGTGCCACTCATCCTGCGGCTGTGCGCGATGGGGCGCGAGGAGCTGCCCGTGGTGCGGCGGCTGGAGGATCTGGTGCAGCCGTGAACGCCAACGACCTCAAGGCCAAGCTCCGCGGGCTCTGCAGCCAGATCCTGGTTCAGGTCCGGCATTACCCGCACAACCATGACGCGCTGCGGGAACTGGCTGTGGCGATCATCGAACTTCTGGACGGGACCGAGGCTGAGTGATGGACAAGAAGCTAGCCAAGAGAGTCGTCCGCGCCTGCGTGCGGGCTCTGACCGATACCCAGGCCGCTAGGCTGATGACCCACGCGGCGAACGAGACGCCGATCATCCATGACGAGAGGATCTGGAGCACTTGGTTCGCGCTCGGCGCCGGTTGACCGGCTGGACTGGCGGGATCCGACCGTGTGTTGGATCATTACGGCAGTCCCTTGTTTCGGAATGACTGCTGCCTCGACGCCTTGAAGCGAATGGTCAATGTCGTAGAGCGCATCCAACTCGATGCCTACCAGAAGGCACACATGCCCCTCACGACCGACGAGATCCGCCGCATCTGGCTGGCCGAGGGCCGACGGCGCGGCTACGAGTTGGTGAACGCATGAGTTGGGAGGACAGGATCAAGCAGGCTGCAGCCATAGCTGCCATCGAGGCAACCACGCGTGAGCGTGGGCGCTGCTTGTGGGTCATCGACCATCTTGTCGAGCAGGCTGCAGATGCGGCGGACAGCAAGATCCTGCCCTCCGAGGGGGACTTGCACGTTCGCGAGATCAAGGTTAGGTTGATGCGTGCGATGGCCTACATGGTCAAGCAAGCCATCGTCGCAGGACTGGAACCGGCAAAGCATGGAACGCCCGGTCACGGTGTTAGGGAAGGCGCTGCTCACTCTGGTGAGGGAGCGAGCGGCGCCATTTTTCCTTTCCCTCACCGAACGGAGGAGTCATGAAGACCCTTCTTCTCGTGCTGGCTTTCGTGCTGGCGTCTCCGGCCAAGGCGCAGTTGGACACCGGGTTCGCGTTCGGGATCACTTCGACGCTCCTGGAGTGCAGCCACTCCGCCAACGGCTACCTGTGCACGTTCAACGACGGCCTCGTCCTGCTGATCGACGACGAGTTCACCAGCTACAGCGAATACCGGATCCCCGGGAGCTCACCGCAGGGACCGGTGGGCCAGGGCCCTCTCCCGACGCTGACCACTGCCTGGAAGGACAAGCTGGGGGTGACCCACACCGTGTCGACGCCCATCCCTAGCACGACTCCGGCCGGGCTGGCCAAAGCTACCCAGTTGCACAACTCGCTGGTGACCCTGCTGCAGGGACTCCACCCGCCAGCGCCTGTCCCGAACCCCTAGAGCTACGGAGCTGCGGGGTGCACCCCGCCGGGGCCGCAGGAGGGTGAGACCTGCGGCCCCACTTTTCACCAAGGATCCACCGATGAGCAAGTTCACCGACGACACCCTCATGCCTTGGGGCAAGCACCAAGGAGTGAAGATGAGCGACGTGCCGGCCAGCTACCTGCTGTGGCTCTACGAACAGCCATGGATCAAGGACTGGAAGGAACTGCACGCCTACCTCCGCGCGAACGAAGACCTGTTGCTCGCCGAGAAGCGGGATGACGCCGGCGGAGAGGAAGGCTTCACCAGCTTCCAGGACTACAAGGACTACCGGGGCTTCTGATGAATCAGGTCGCGATGTTCCGCCGATGGTGGCTCAACAATCATGAACGAAGCCTATGCACGCGGGAGCAAGCTGCGGCCGCCTACGTGCAGACATACCCTGGCCGCATGCTGCCCTTGCTGTTGGAGCTGCTCGATGGATGCAACCCTGATGACCCTGTTCACGGCCTACAAGCTGGCCAGGCAGACCTACGACGAAGCGAAGAGGAGAAGCGACGAGGCTGACAAGTATCGGCGCGCCTGCGAACGAACGCTGGTCGACTACATGCTCGAGATCGGCGTGACGAAGTTCGGCACCGATGACGACATGCAGCCGATCATCGTCAAGCAGCAGTCGATCCAGGTGAACAAGGAGAACTCCGAGCAGATCAGGCAGTGGCTGCTCGACACGGTCGGGGACGACTCCGACTACATGAAGACCGAACTCAGCAAGAGCGCGGTCCTGGAGCTCGTGAAGGATCGCTCCGAGAGCGGAGACGAGATCCCCGAGTTCCTTGGGTTCAAGGAATCGCCCGGACTGCGGGTGTTGGGCTGGCAGAAGTGAGCTGGCTCAGTTTTGTCGCCGGCCTTTGGGTCGGCTCCTGCGTCACGCTCATCTGGGCGTGCCACCAAGCGATGAAGCGAGAAAGGACGAACTACGATGGGTGAACTCCAAGTGTGGGCTCCGAGCCCCTTCGACGGCGATGACCTGCTCCCCGTGGCCCTGGGGGCCAGGAAGGTCGACGACACCGGCCGGCAGAACATCGAGCCCGGCGACCTGATCTTCCCGACCCTCAAGATGCTGCAGGGCAGCAGCGAGGAAGTGAAGCAGGGCGTCGATGGCGCCAAGGCTGGGCTCTTCTGGCTCACGGGGGTCAACGAGGTCTTCAAGCCCCCGATCCGCGTGCTGGCCTGCGCGCACACGAAGTCGCGGACCCTGTTTCCCAAGCCGGACCGTCCCGAGCACGCCGGGCTCCAGGAGTGCTTGTCGCGAGACGGTCGGTGGGGCAGCAGCTACGGCGACTGCGTCTCTTGCAGCCACAAGGACTGGGACAGCGTGAACTCCCGACCGCCCGCATGCAGTGAGAGTCACAACTTCACGGTTCTCACCCCCATGGGGCCGGCGATCATCCGATTCGCGCGCACGAGCATCAAGAGTGCGCGGAACTTCCTGACAGCTTGGCGGATGTCGCCCGACACGCTGTGGTCGCACCCCATCGTCATCACGACGAAGATCCGGACGGACATGGTCAACGGGCGCCCGAGCACGACCCACGTGATGGAAATGCGCTGGCTGATGCGCGAGAATGTCCCTCCCGACGTGCAGGCGGCTGCACGCACGATCTACGACCAGGTGATGACCGCGAATGTCGAAGGACGATTCGACAACCAGCAGCAGAATGGCGTCGACACCGACGACGTTCCCTACTAGCTCGCGGACAGAAGAACGGGCCGCCCCGCTACAGGCGGCCCGTCGGAGGGACTGCGATGAACAGCGCGTTCAGGGCTGTCAAGGAAGCTGTCCGGAAGAGTCCGGAGGCCATCCTTGCCGAGTTCGGCGTCAAAGGCAAGAAAGAAGGGAAGAAGCTCACCGCCGAGTGGAACACCGGCTTCCTCTGCCCCCTCTGCAACGACCAGAGTGGCAGTGCCAGCTTCTCTCAAGGGCTGCACCTGATCTGCCATCAGTGCGGAGCTGGATCGCAGGGACACAAGGGGCTCGATGTCTTCGACTGGGCTTCACGGTTTCTCGGCAAGTCCCCCTGGGACGTCTGCAAGCACATAGCTGATCGCCTCAACGTCTCGCTGCCGAAGGTCAAGCGGCCGGCTCAGGGAGTGAGGAGCATGCCGTCTCGAATGACGGCAGACGTCCTGAACGCAGCGCAGATCGATCTGTGGGAGGACTACCATGCCAAGTCTGCGCGCGAGGAACTGCAGCGCCGTGGTTTCGGCGATCAGCTGCAGCTCGTGCGCCTTGGCATCGGCTGGATCCGCGGATGGATAATCTTCACCACGCGCGACGCTGGCGGCCGGCTGCACGAGCGATATCGGGGCTGGAACCCGTTGGCCTCCAGGGGTAACGCCAAGTGGCAGTGGTTCGGCCACGCCAAGGGGACTGGCGGCGTCGGGTTCTGGCCGTCCACCCCTCCGGAGGGGGAGGGCCCGGTGCTGTTGTGCGAGGGCGAGGGGGACACGCTCACGGCGATCGTGCGACTGCGCCTCCCCTACCACTGCGTGACCTGGACGGCCGGGGCCAGCAGCTTCCCGGCTCCCAACGAGCTGCCTACGTGGCTTCGCAACCGCGAGGTCCACGTCGCCTACGACAACGACGTCTTCCAGGGTCCTGACTACGCAAGCTATGCGGTGGTCACGGCGCCTGGCAAGCTGCCAGACCACGCCAGACAGGCGATGCAGAACCGGTTGCGGATACTCCTCGGCCGCCTCTGCCCCACCCTTGCCTCCGCCGGCAACAAGGTCGTCCTCCGCAAGTGCCCGATCGACCCCCACAAGAACTTCGGGGGCGACCTGCGGGACTGGGCGGACGCCGGCGGCAGGGACTTCGAAGGCGAGTGGACTCCGTTCCCGTTCGAGAACCTGCCGGACTACACGCGGCCCGTCAAGGACGTGGTGTTCGTCGACGTCTTCGAGCAGTTCGATGACACCCCGGTTCGAACTGCCATGCAGGTCGAGACTGTCGGGCACAACACGCTCACGATCCCGCAGGTGATGCAGATGGATTGCGCGATGGGACAGCATGCCAGCTGCGCTGTATGCCCCGGAGCTCGCCGCTTCCCCGACGGAGTCGTCGACCTGGACCCCTACCAGTCCGAGCTCGCGCAAGCCCTGAGCTCGAAGAACCCCAAGGAGGTCATCAAGGAGCTCGTCATCAAGGCGCCGCGCAGCTGCCCTGGGCTCGACCTAGCGACGGTCCAAGGTCGTCGAGGCGCTCACTGGACGGCCTACGATGCGGACGATCCGACGCATGCGTCGCTGACCGTGTTCAGCTCGGACCAGCCCAGCCTGAGCGGCGAACTGGAAGTAGAGGGCAGCGTCTTCAACAACCGGCTCGGCAGCGGTGTCGTCCTGATGGCCAGCAAGGTCCGCTCCCAGGACACGGCCGTCGACATGAGCGAGTTCCACAACGACTTCCTGCAGGAGACTCCGGCCTTCACGAACGACATCGACACGCTGTGGGAATACTTCGAGACTCGATGGCGCGACCTGAGCGCCAACGTCACGAAGATCTACGGGCGGCGCGACGTGCAGATCGCTTTCGATCTGCTGCTGCACAGCACGTTACTCCTGCCGCTGAGCGGGAAGGCGCTGCGCGGATGGCTCGACATCTGCGTCCTCGGGGACACCAGGACCGGGAAGTCGGAGACGTTCCGGCGCTGCATGCAGCACGTTCGCATGGGCGTCGTGCAGGCTTCGACCGGGAACGTCTCCCGTGCGGGGATGATGATGGGAGCCAGCCGCGACGGGCTGCTCAAGCCGGGAGCGTTCCCGCGCAACGACGGCAAACTGATGCTGTTCGACGAAGCGCATCACATGTTCCGGCACCTACGGACGCCGGCAGACGGCCGGCCGATGGCGTGGATGCAGGACCCCAGGGACCAGGGCATCGCGCACGGCATGAAGATCTACGGTGACCGCTCGCTGCTCGCTCGAGTGCGGCTGGCCCTGATCTCGAACTGGATCGGCCGCAAGTCGAGCACGTTCATCTTCCCCTGCCAGCATCTCGCAGCCCTATACGAGACGCCGGAGTCGCTCGCTCGCCTGGATTTCGGCGTCGTCGTTCAGGGTCGGCCGACGGAAACGTCGCTGCCGGAGGCTGAGCACTTCTGGACGGCCCCTCGAGCCAGGGCGCTGGCCCAGCGGGCATGGTCCCAGGAGCCCCACCACGTGTTCATCGACGAACAGGCCGAGATCATGGCGAGGGAGCGGTGCGCGGCCTGGGCGACCGTCTACGACGACGACAAGGTCCCCCTGTTCACGGTCGAGGAGAAGTGGGTCAGTGTCCTCCGGGTTGCTGCAGCAGCCGCCAACGTGTCCTACAGCCACAAGGGGAAGGACTTGCTGAGCGTCCACGTTCGCCCTGTGCACGTCGAGTTCGCTTGCCAGTGGCTGGAGCACACCTGGGAGCTCTCCAGCTATGGCGCCTACTCTGCTTCGGCGAGGAAGTCGCAGAACGTAGTGAACCCAAAGATGGCGGAACGCACGGTCCTCTGCGACACGAACACCAGGTCGCCGGAAGCTGCGCAGGTGTTGATCGAGCAGCTTTCCGAGCCCTTCACCGTTCAGGAGCTGCAGACAATCCTGGGCCTGGAGCAGAACGTTGCGAACGGATGGCTTCGGAGGATGCAGAACTACCGCGTTTTCGAGCGGTCGCGTTGGGATGGGCGAACCACCTACTTGCCGACGGGGGGTGGCAAGGAGTTTCTGCGCGAGCTGCAGGACATCGCGCAGCAGCTGGACCAGGGAGAGTGGGATAGCTATTGGGGCGCACTGATGGCGAAGCAGGACATCGGCGGGCTCTTCCCGATGAACGGACGCCAGGAATCAGAAGCTACGCCGTTCTGATGAGCAACAAGCTGGAGATCTGCCTGCGCAAGGCTGGCCGTGAGCTCGCTGACTGGCAGATCGCGCGCTTCTTCAAGGTGCCCGAGGAGATGACGCAGACCCCATGCGACTTCTTCGGCTATACGGTCTACGGGCGCGCCATCCTGATCGAGGCGAAGCACGTCAACAGGCCGAGGCTGCCGATCGGCTGCAGCCCAGGAATCCAGCCCCACCAGTGGAATGAGCTCCTCAGCGCCAACAAGGCTGGAGCCCTGGCGCTCGTCGTGTGGGGTCGCGGCGGGCTATGCCGTGCCTTCACGATGGACATGGCCATCCGGTTGTCGGTCAAGTCGAAATCGATTGCCTGGGACGACCTGCCAGCCCACCTGGATCGAGAGATCCGACCTACGAAGTGCCTGGAGATGCTGGACCACTGGCTGCCGCTAGGGACGTAGGTCAGCAGCCACTCCGGCAGCCAGCGCCTTGCTCAGGGCCGTGGATGCCGGCGTCGTGGTGTGCACGATCGCCGCGCCTCTCAGCACCAGCGACATGGTCGCCGGGCTGTTGGCCGTGTTGGCGAAGATCGAGATGATCTCAGAGATGTTGACCATCTGCGGCAGCCCGCTGGTCTCCTCGATGACGACGATGAAGCTCACTTCTTCGCTCCGTTTCCGTTGTTGTTGCCCGGGATCAGCCTCCCGAGCTGCCGCCTGTAGACCCAACCCAGCCAGCACACGGCGACCAGCAATGCCAGCTTGGTTGTCCAGTCGAGAGCGTCGAACTCATGGACGTTCTCGGAGATGGTGTCCGGCGGAGGGATGAGCAGGTCAGGGCCTCGCTGCTGCGGGACCAACGACCCCACGTTCACGACCTCCGTCGGCTTGAGCTTGTAGCCGAACGATACCCCGACGAAGTCGGAGTCCCCGGCTCCGAACGGGATCTCCGCGAAGTCGAAGCCAACGCCACCGTCTCCGGCGAACGTCCGCCCGTAGTGCAGCTCGACGTTATCCGGGATCGGGGAGCAGCTAGCCAGCAGGAGGAGCAGGAGGCTTCTTGCCAAACAGCTTGGGCGCATGCTTGATCCCGAAGTAGCCCAGCACGAGGGCTACGGCTCCGTCGGCAACGTCGCCGAGGACCCCGCGCACCCCGCCGCCACCGTAGGCCGAACGCATGGCGTCAATGATGACCTGCTTGGTGTCCGACGGCAGGTCTGAGTTGTTCACGACGTCGATGGCCTTCTCCAACGAGAAGGAATCGAACATGCCGCAGCTCGTGAGCAGCATCAGGAGAGCGATCAGCAGCAACTTCTTCATCAGTTCCTCTCGACGATTCTGCGCGCCAGTTCGTAGGAGCGCTTGTTGGCTTCTTCTTGGCTCATGCGCCCCTCGCGGGCGGCCTTGCGGAGATCGGACAGCTGGCGAACAGCCGTGTCCACCCGTCTCTTCAAGGACTTCTCGCGCACCGAGAGTTCGTCCTCGCGTTGCGTGATGTCAGTGCGCATCCCGTAGAGCTCGTCGACGTAGCGGCTCTGGCCGTGGACCTGCTGGCTGTAGAACCGGCGGAACATCGAGATCCCCGTCGGGGAGAAGGCTGGGTGGTCCTTCGCTCCAGTGACCTCGTCGAGGGTTCGGAGGACTGCCGTGCTCGTGCCCGCTGTGTAGCCGCCGAGCAGGTGCTCGATCTCGATGGGCGTCAGCACGCCGTTCATCACCCTGCTCATCAGCTTGGCCGACTCCGACGTCATGAACGTCGCCTGTTCCTGCGGCTTCTGGCTGCGGAGGATCCAGTCAGGCGTGAGGTCGCGGCCGGTGAAGAAGCTGTAGTTCGTCCATACTTCGTAGAGCGGCTTCGCAAAAGCCGGCATCACGTCGAAGTAGGGGCCCATGACTGACGACGCGATTTCCCTCAACCCGGCGGGGTCGTTGCCCACCATGCGATCGAGCATCATCTCCGGAAGCGACCCGAAGATCGTTCCGGCTTCGAACGGCTTGGGGATCGAGATGATCTGCCCCCCGATCTTCATGTTGAAGTAGTAGACCTTCCGCCAGTCGGGCAGGTCCTGATACCACTCTTCGTCTTTGTTCATCGCCCACAGGAAGACCGCTGGAACGGTGATGTTCGCCATTCCATTCAGCCAGGCTGCACGCTGCACGCGAGCCTTGTTGGCTTCACCCTTGGTGTCCACGCCGCCTTGCAGCAGCTGGCCGAACAGCTTGCGTTGCCCCTGCAGGCCGGCGTTGAAGTAGGGGATGATCTGGTTGAGGATGCGGCCGTAGACGCCGGCCCGCGCGAAGTTGACGGTGATCTCGCGGCCGGCTTCGAGCGCGAGCATCCTGGCTTCCGTCTCGCTCGACCCCCTGGCTCGAGCCTGATCGTAAGCCTCCTTGAAGGCGTCCATGCGCAGGTAGCTCTCCGGCGTTGCCAGGAACCTCTGCGCCTTGTCGGTCCACTCCTTGAGGCCATGCATGATGCCTGGATGCTGCCCTGCGAGCTGGCGAGCACGCCCCTCGTTCAGGAACGACGCCGTCTTAACTCCCAGCTCCTCGTAGAGATCCCGGATCGCGCCACCCTCGTGGTAGAGCTTCGCTCCTCGCCACAACCTGGCGAACCCGCCGAACGGTCGGAAGCGACCTTGCGGGTCGAACATCGGCTGGCTCATCGCGTCGCGCACCAGGTTCGCCACGGTGAACGCCGGCTGGATGCCGGTCGCGAAGAAGCGGATGACGTCACGCGGAGCCTGCAGCCACTTCATCACCGGCTGCATCGACTCCGGCAACTGCGGCATCTTGTCGATGCCCATGAGCGCCTCGTAGACCTTGGTATCGACCTCCATCCAGACGACCTTGCCGTTCTGGCGGCGCAACGCAGCTGCTGCGGCTCCCTGGCTGGTCAGGCCATTGATCTCCCTCTCCGTCAGCCGTGGCGTGTAGGCGATCATGGCCTTCTGGTCGGTCGGCATCGTCTTTTGCGTGAACAGCGTGATGGTCTGCGGGTTCAGCGCGTCAGCAGCCTGCAGCGCTTCGAGCATCGGATCGAGCTCTGCATCGCCCAGCTTCTCCTGCAGCAGCTCCAGGACGCGCTTGACGCTGTGCTCGTGCGGGACGTTCTTCGGCTGGACCATCGTCGCCAGGCCGCCGACCTCGTGCCCTGCAGCCATCTTGTAGAGAGCCGTCATGACCTGATGCTGGTGAGCCTTCGCGATCAGGGACCGGGCAGTGTCCTGCAACGCCCGCAGCGGGTCCTGGATCTCGAACTGGCTGCCCTTGGCTCGGTGAAGCCCAGTTCCTCGCTCCGCGATCCCTCGGCCTCGACCGTGCGCTGCAGGCCCCTCCATGACCCTGAACATCGGGACGTAGACGACGTAGGCGTCCTTGATCCGCGACGCGGTGTCCACGTCGATCGCCCCGGACTGCTGCACGTAGTCGACGAGTGCGTCGGTCCACTTCTTGAGCGCGCGAGCTGCCGTGCGGATCTTCGGGGTGTTGGTCTGCCGGATCGTCTCGATGTAGTCGCTCGGTGGAAGCATCGCCTTCCGACCGCGCTTCATGCGCTGCATATTGATGACCGCCGTGACGTGATCCAGGAAGTCCGCGGTCTCTTCCGGCGTGAAGTCCTTGAGCACTTCGGCCATCCCGGGGATCTTCCCTCCGGAGGGAAGGCGGATGCCGTTGAGGATGTAGTGCTCGGCGGTCTTGGACGCAGTCATGCGCAGCGCGTCGTATAGGCGCGCTGGGTCGCTGGTGATGTCGACGTCCTCTGGCTTGCGGCCTACGGCTTCGAGCCACTTGTCCTGGCTCTTCTTCATCTCGGCCATGTCGTCGAGCCACGCCTTGTCCAGAACGGTCTTCAAGCGCTCGACGACGCCCGGCTTGTGCCGTTGCTCTTCCGCTGTCGGTTGGTCGGTCTGGTGCACGCGCTCCATGCGCACGCGACCCCTGGCTCCCTGCGCGTTGTAGCTCGCGATCAACTGCTGGATGCGTAGATACTGCGGACGCAGCGCCGCGTTCTCAGCGGCGGCCAGGAACCGGGTGTGCCACTGCGAGAGCGATGGATACTTCGCCGCCAGGTGAGGATCGCCGAGCAGGTTCCGGGCGTGCCACTCAGCCCAGCTCTCCGCCCACTTCATGCGCAGCGGCATCTTCGCCGGGCCTGATCCGTAGCGCTGCAACATCGCGTCCATCTCGTCGATGATCCGCGAGTCCTGCCGGACCGCCTCGCGGGCTTGTTGCAGGCCAGCACGCAAGTAGCCATGACCGCTCTCTCCGATCATGTGGCGGTGCATCGCGTGCGACCACTCGTGTGCCGCGACCACGATGTCTCGACCCTCCTTGGTGCGGATCAGATTCTCGTGGAACTTGAAGTGCCCGAGCTCCTTACCCTTGATGAAGCCTCCCCGGATCTTCGTGCGGACCCGATCAGGGTCGCTGCCTCCGATCCGCTTGGCGGTGAACGGGATGCGCAGACCCTTGCCACCGTGCTGTCCTTCCATCGCGAGGAAGATGTCGCTCTGGCGCACACCCGGCTCTCCGGCCGGACGTGTGCCGGCCACTTCGCGATAGGGCGGCCAATCCCCCGACTCCGGCATGCCCTTCCGGACGCCCACGTCCTCGGAAGGACGAACTTCGAGGGCCTCCCCCCTCAACTCCCGGGGCTCCAGTCCAGCCTTCTCCCACGCCCGCCTGGCAGCAGGCTGCAGGTCCTGCGCTGTCGCGCCGCCATCGGGGAACTTGGCGGCCATCCTCTTCATGACCTCCGAGAACAGGCCCTTGCCCTGGTGCTCCGGGACGATGTCGGCGCTGAACGAGACGAACTGCTTGCCCTTCGGAGTATAGAAGCCGCGGCCGATCACGGCGCCCTTCTGGTCCCTGATGGTCCATTCGTGCGTCCAGGGCTGGTCGGTGGCCTCGGATTGCCGGAACTCCAGGCTGGCCTCCCCAGCCTTCCCGATGGCTTCGACCTCGCCTGCCTCCCTCCTGGACTGCTCTTCGATGGTCCTGATCTTCCTGGTCGCCTCCATGCGCTCGGCTGAACCACGCTGCGGGTCGCGGGCGATCATCCCGAGGGATTCGATCTCCTCGGTTGTTTCACGTGGGGTCTCTCTGGCGACAGCCTCTGCGGTGTCTTCGGCCGCAAGGATCCTGTCGACCTCCCCCTGTGGGCTGCGGCTACTGAGCTCCTGGACGTCCAGGGATGCCTCGAACTCGGTCAGCTCCTTCCTGGCCGCCTCCCGGCCCGCAGGCGTCCTGGCCCTCCTGTAGACCTTGGATAGGAAGTCCAGCTCGCTCAGCTGCTCAGGGGTCATCCCGGTCTTCGAGATCGCCTCTGGGTCAGCCTCGCCCCGGACGGCCCGCTCCGCGAACTCCTGCCTGGCCATGCTCCGGCGGACCTGCTGGGACGCGGCGTCGGCGATCAGCTGGTTTTCGCTGCTCAGAAACGGCCGGCCGCCGGTTGCCGCCTTGAAGAGCATGAAGCCGACCGCGTTCTTGGCGTAGGTCTCCCAGGTCTCCTCGTTCGGGTTCTGGATGAAGCCCCAGGCGCTGGGCAGTAGGTCAGGAGCATGCGCCTCCAGGGCGCCGAAGCCGACGCCCTCCATCGCTCCACCGACAAGCTGGGCGACACGGCGCGGCATCTTCGCTCGGTGCTCGGCGAACCACTCGGTGCGCTTACCCATCGCTCCAAGGGCCATCAGCACCGGAGCCATCGTCATGCCGTGCACGAACGATGCTCCGTAGCCATCGATGCGGCCGTAGGCCATCGTCTCAGCGACACCGTTGCCCACCGCGGCGCCCATGGCTCCGCTGATCGTCCGGATGACTTTCCGGCCGCGCTCGGACATCCCGACTGCGCCGGTCAGCCGAAGCGTGGCGAGGTTGGTCATCCCTCGCTCGACCAGCTCGCCGAAAGTCTTCTGGCCGACCTTCATCGCTGCTCCTGCAGGAGCGCCGAAGCCGAACCCCATGCCGATGATCCGCGAGCCGCCTAGGATGATCGTGTCGATGCCGTCGCGCTGAGCGACTTCCCACTCGCGTGCCGCGCGGAACTCGGCGACCTTCTGCTCGATGTTGTCTCCGGTGATCGCGGCTCCCATCATGACGAGGGTGTCCATGAACGCCGGCGCTCGACCGCCGTTGTCGTAGAGCTTGCCGTCCGGTCCCTGCACGTAGTTGTAGGGGAACGAAGGACCGACGTCCGGACCGCCGAGAGCGAGGATGCCAGCACGCCCTAACTCGTAGACCCCATGGATGGTGTTCGTCCCGAAGTCCATCACGCCTTCGGCGGCTTCTGCTACCGCCATCCAGACCGTCCCTACTGCTCCGAGTTCCGCGCGCTGTTCTCCCTCACGTAGGAAGCCTGCGGTCCCCTGTCCAGACTCGCGGTTGATCCACTGGCCGATGTGCTTCGTGCGAGGGTCAGTGAAGAAGTCGAACGACGGGTCGATCGCCTTGCCTTGCGCCTGGATCTTCGCAGCGATGCCCCGCATGTTCGCCAGCACGTTCGGATCGACGGTGACGGGCTGGCTCTGCTGCGCTTGCTCCAACCACTGCTGCTCGTTCGCGGCTCGTTTGATCTGCACCGCGGCGTTTTGCGTCTTGTATTGCTCGATGACCCCTTGCCAGAACTGACTCAACTCGCTCCAGCCGCTTTGCTCGTTCAAGAAGATCTGCTGGTTCATCTGGCGCGTGGACTGCTCCATGCGCCACACCTGATCGGTGATGAACGTGTCGTCGAACTGCGGGGGGCCGAGGGGGTTCGGCTCCGAGATGACGTTCTGTCCCTGCATCCCTTGCAGGATGCGGCCCATCACAAGCCGCTCTTCGTCCATGCCGACTTCGAGCGGGTCGGGCACGGCCCCCGGCACCTCGAAGTCGCTCACCGCCTACCGAACCTCTCGCGCCAGTCCGGAGTGTCCACCGGAGGATGTCCTTCCCTGCTCTGCGCCGGCGACGCCCCGGCCGCACGCCTCCGCTCGATCTCTCCGACGGCTCCCTGCGTCGCCTGCCCGCCGGCCCCCGGCTCGGCGAAGTCCTCAGCGAACCTGCGACCCAGGCCTCCGCCGAAGAGTTGGCCGGTGACCGTCTGGTCGTCGGCTGCCTGCTGTTCCTCCGGAGAAGGGGGTGGGGGTTCGGTCGAAGGAACGAGGTCCTGCTGGCCCGTTGGGCCGGCAGGGGCGTTCCCCATGCCCATGAGGATCGCGGTGGCTGCGAGGGAGTTCACGAGCCGCATCTTCTGCTGCGAGTTCGTGATGAACTTCGATGCCATCTGGCCGAACAGCGGGTTGCTGCGCAGGAACGAGTTGATCTCATCGCGCTTGCTGTAGAACTGCTGGAACGGAACCGAAGTCTCGTCGACTTCGAGATGCTGCATGCTGCCCTTGCTGCGCACGACGGACTTGAGGGCCTCGCGCGCCACCTGCGCACGAAGGAACTGCTGCACCCGAGGCGTCATCTCCTGCGCCTCGATGGCGCTCTTGAGTTCTGGGTCAGCGCTGGGGTCGTTGAGGATGGCGTCATGCATCTCACGCCAGTCCTCCTGATCTCCGCCGCTCTTGATGATCCTGTCGTAGCGCTTCTGGAAGCCGTTGGCGTGGCTCGCCAGCGACTTGGCGATCTCCTGGTATGCCTTCTCGTCGCCGGCGGCGAGCTGCTTCTGTGCCGTCAAGCCAACCTGGTCGCGGTAGGCCTCGGCCTTCACTCGCTCGGTGATAGCCTTGTGAGCCTCCAGTTCCTGCCTGGCCGCCGTCTGCTGCCGCCTCTCCGCGTTAGGCCTCCATCGACCGCTGCCGGGATCCTGCTCCATCGGCTGCGCTCCCTGCAGGCGCAGACGGTTCTGAGCTTCGGTCTCCAGCGGGCCGACCTGCGGCTGGTCGGCGCCACGCTGCATCTCCTGGTCGAGCCTCGCCAGGCGGTCGCCGCCTGGTGTGCGATCGCCACCGCCGCCTGGCGTGTTCGGCTCGAACCCGGCCTCCGCCGCCCGGAGCTCGGTCTCCGAGCGGCGCTGTTCCATCTGTTCGCCGAACTGCTCATGCTCCTGGACGATCCCGCCGACCATCCCCGCGCGCTGGTCGGCTTGCTGGGCGCCAGCGCGATGCTGCGCCAGCACCTGGCTCCTTGCGTCCTGAACTGCAGCGTGGCCGGACGATGCGGCTCGCATCATCAGCTCGCTCTGCCTTGCTTTGTCTCCTCGTGCCATCAGAACCATCCAGTGCTTCCAGCACTGCCTCCGGCCATGGTCGCCCCAGCGCCGATCGCCGCAACGTTGCCGGTGAAGATGCCGGCAACAGTCAGCCCGACCCCTGACAGGAACTGGCCGCGAGCCTGCCTGCGGGCCAGACGCTCAGCCCGGCTTTGCAGCTCCTGGGCGATCTCAAGCTGCTCTCTCTGGATGTAGTAGGAGAAGTCCGTCGCTTCGTAGGCCTGGTTCGGGTCGGTGTAGAGCGCAGCCAGGTCCTGATAGTAGCCGCTCGTCAGCGATGCCAGCGAGCCGGCACCGCGCGACTGAACCTGCCCGAGCCCGGTCTGCAGCGCCGCGATGCCCTTGCTGCGCTGCTGCTCGTTCTGCTGGCGGGAAATCGCCTGCCCGATGTAGTTCATCTTGGCCGCAGCCTCGCCCATGGTGAGCGATCCGCCGCTGGCGTCGGCCAGCTGCTGCGGGTCCATCAGGAAGTTGCCCTGAGCGTCGACGATGCGGCCCTGCCCGATCGGCAGGCCGTAGCGCTGAGCCAGGTTCCGGGCCAGCTGATCGAGGGAGCTCGACCCCATGGGCATGTCGCCCTGCAGCTCGTTCGTGCCACCGGCCTGCGCCTGGGCGAACTGCTGCTGCCTCGGGTCGAACCCGATACCGCTCAGACCTTGCACCGAGCCGTAGAGCGCGTTCAGCGACGACATCTGCTGCTGCAGGCCCGTCGGAGGGAGGCCTTGTTGCTGCTGTTGGCTGGCAGTCGCGACCTGCCCTTGCCCGGTCATCGGTGGGAGTGTGGAGCTGCTCATGGCGATTCCAGTGCGGCGATTCTAGCATCCAGGGCTGCAATCTCCTCGTTCAAGGCCGTCAGGTCAGCGCAGAGGGCGGCCAGCAGACGGGAGAGGTAGTTCTCGATCGCCTGCTCGTTGATCTGGCTGCCGCTCGCCCCCTGCTCGGCGATCGGCTGCGGGGTGGACTCGTAGCGGAAGGGCTCGACGTCGCAGGTCGTGATTTCAGCCATCAGATCATCTCCCACTCCATGACCAGGTCTGCCGCAAAAGCCACCTTGCCGGGGCCGTCGGCGACGATGTGGTAGGTGTCGCCGGCCTGGAACAGCGCATCGGCAGACCACCGCTTCGAGGTCTTGGTCAGCGTGGTCGTCACCCCGAAGGTCGCGGTCGCGGTGTCCGATCCGGACTCGTTCTTGCGGATCCGGAGCGTCCAGTCTCCGGGGTTCGTGTCGCCCGCGGTCAGCGAGCAGATGAAGAGCCTGCCCAGCTTCGCGGCCCTCGGCAGCCCCGGGTTCACCGCTCCTGCTGCGCCCATCACGTTGCCTCCCAGGCTGAAAACGACCGAGGTCGCCGGGTTGGCTCCACTGAGGACCCAGAAGGCTACCTGGACCGTCTTCGGCTTGTAGAGCTCGATCACGTCAGTCGCTCCACCCGCCCGAAGGCGTTGACCACACTGCCCGTGGTCGCGTAGGCGGTGACGGTGTCAGTCGCCGCGCCACCGAGCACGGCGCCATCGACCGCCATGACCGTCTCGTTGGCCGGGACGATCACGTCGATCTCGTTGCCCACCCCGGTCGTCCCGAACTCGATCGTTACGGTGACGGCGGCGCTGCCCGTGTTGGCCAGCCAGATGTAGATGCGATCGATGGATCCAGCCGTCGTGGTGGCCGTGTGGATCGTGGTGCCGGTCGATGCGGTGGCGGTGATCTGGATTGGACGGCCGCGAGTGCTGCCGCTTAGGGCGATGGTTTCCACTACGTCTCCTGGATTGGAGTCACGGATCCATAGCGCACCATCCTCATCGACGTGCATGAGGCCGTAGCTGCCGGGGCTCTCCTGGCTGGATCCGAGTGGATCGGTGCACTTCACGATCGCCGGGACGCCGAGAACACCGGTCAGGATCGTGTCGAGAGTGGAGACGATATCCAGTATCTTGCTGATGTCATTTCCGCTCCTGACCAGGCCGCTAGTTCTGAGGTAACCAAACTCGTCCGTGATGGGTGGGATGTAGTCACCATTACCAGCCAGCACGTTGACGAGGCTTGGGTTGTCGTGCCGGACAGCCAGCGCCATCACCCCGGTGGATCCGCTGTTGTGGACAGAGTCCTCCGACTTGCCGAGCTGGGTGTTTCCTGTCCCTGGGACCACTCCAGCCGTGATGGACGACACAGTGACAGTCCCGGCGACCGGAACTGAGAGGTTCGTGATGAGGATCGGAACGGGGTTGAGGAAGGCAACATCAGCGTCGCCGACCTGGATGTTGGAGTTGCAGTTGAGGTTGTCGTGGGTTGCCTGTGCGGCCGTGACGGTTCCGCCCACGACCCATGGAGACGTGCCCTGGTCTACCGTGATCGGATCGTTCTCGATCGACACCGGCAGCACGCCCGGCGTGCTGGCCGCGACCGCCACACCAGCGACCGCGGTAACGTCGACGCTTCCGCCGCCGCCGCCGCCAGTGCTGCTGACCAGCAGCCGCCCATTCACGACCCTGGCCAGCTCAGCCATGTCGTCCCGATCAGCGATCCTGACTTTTCCTCCGCCAGCCATTACTTGCTCGATCTCGGCGTCGTCGCCAAAAGGTGGTTGATGATCCGAACCGGTTCCTCCGGAGCGAAGTTTCGCATCCGGATCCCCTGGTAGAAGTGCACCAGTCTGCCGACCGGCTTCACCTGCCGGCCCTTCTCGTAGTCCATGCGGAAGATCCGGCCGTCGCCCGTCGACCCAGTCACCGGGTCGACAACGGTGTCGGCCTCTGGGTCCTCCGAAGCGAAGTCGGGCAGCAGATCGATGCGGACCTTGCTCGCGAAGTCCTCGATCTCATGCACGACGATCTGGCGCCAGTCGCGCTTCGAGAAGTCGTCCGACCCGTAGTTCTGCGGCTTGAACAGCAGATCCATCTCGATCGCGCCGAGCATGTATTCGAACTCGATGCCGCCGCTGGCGTCGAACGGGGTGTCTGGCCCCCATTGCGGCGTCACGAAGAGTCGCGTGTTCGTTGCCGCGTAGACGGTTCGCACCGTCCACGGGTCGTCGTAGGCCGCATCCTTACGCCTCGTGTAGACGCAGCTGCCGCCAAGACCGACGTTCCCACCAGCCAGAGAACCGCTGAGGCCAGCAACACCCGAGAGGTTGGCGAGTCCTGGAATGCCGCCGGCGATGAAAGAAGCACTATCGTCGTCCAGGAAGCTAGCCCCGCTCTCCGACTCGACGCCCGCATTCGATACGTCTCCTCTGACTGTTCCGGTGGCGTTCGGGAATCCGACTCCGTCGGTATCCCCCACGTCGTAGATCCAGACGAACCCGTTGGTGTCGCCGAGATAGACACGCTCGTTCCCTTCGCTGTCCTTGCCGACGACCATCGACAGGAACTCCTGGCAGAACTTGAGCAGGGTGATGTTCCTGAGCTTCACGTCCCACACGATCATGAGGTTGCAGCCCCTGTTCGTGTTGACCGTCGGCACCAGAAGCAGATACTGCTCCCTCGAAGGGTAGAAGACACCGACTGCCTCGATCACACGCCCGTTGCGGTCCCTGCGGATGTAGTTCGGGTTCTCCGGATCGACGAAGATGTCATTCATCGCCTGGCTCTCCGGCACGTGTTGAACAGTGCGCCCGTCGTAGATCGCGAGTCCGCGGTCTGCGAGCCAGACGCTTCCCGACTCGACCTGAGCGAACGTCCTCGGACCGATGCAGCCGATGTCAGAGCTGATCCTCGACGGCACAATGACTTCCTGCCCTGGGTTCACACGGAAGCGCAGCACGTAGCTCTTGCGCCTCTTGCAGACCACCAGGCTATCGAAGTTGCTCACCGCCCCCATGAGGCGGTCGCCATCTCCAGGTTCGACGTCGAGGAAGTTCGCAGCCGGCCAGCACTCCGGCTCCAGCGGCTCCGAATACCAGATGCGATTCGGGTGCCCGCAGATGATGTAGTCGAGCCCCGTGTCGGTCTCTCCCTCATACTCCTCGGTGAGCTTGAGTCTGGCGATCCCCGGCGAGTTCCCTTCCTCCGGAGGAAGGATGCGCAAGATTTCGTAGGAGCGGCAGTCGGCCCCGACCTGGATCTTCTTGCCTTCCAGGCATCGGCTCCACAGCACGTTCCCGTCGCCGGTGACGATGTCGCTACCGTTGACCACGCTGACGGTTCCTTCCGGCGCGAGGTTTGGAATGTCGCCCAGCATGAACAGGCGATTGCGGAAGTCGACGACCACCGGGGCGCATGGCGGCGGAGCGTTGAAGATCGACAGGCCGTCGTTGATGAAGTCCAGTGCGTCGTCGGACAGGTCGTCGACGAACGTGCCCGTCTCGTCGGGATCGAAGCAGCCGACCTTCGCCATGACCGGGAAGTCCCCCGCCTCGATGGTGCGGTAGAGGCAGATCTCGCAGATCTGCGCATCAGCCGGGATTCGGACCCCAGCGAAGCTGAACGTCACGCTCGCTGCCGGAGCTTGCCCTGTCGTATCGACGACGATGTCTTCCAGGTTCGGGTCGCTCTCCTTACCGGTGCAGCAGTTGCGGAACGTGTAGCGGTATCGGTATGTGCCCAGATCCAGTCCGCCATCCGGAGACGATGCAGCATCGTTGGCCTGGGTCGTCGGAACTTCCCCTTCGAACGGAGTCGGGACGCCAGCATCCTCCACTTCGCCAGCAGTGCCTTCCGCGGCCGGATTGAACTTCTGCGGGATCGTCGAGCCATTGGTGATGATGAGTAGTGGCGGGTCTCCAAGCCCCGCACTGGTTGCCGCGCACCCCTCCGCGTCGAACGACCCCAGGTCGAACACCGGGCCGAGAGGCAGGACCTCGGTGTTGGGGACGTCCAGAACGAACGCCAGATTGATCCGCCCAGGGACGTCGTCCGTCCCGCCGAGCCACGACGCTCCACCGAACCGGCATGTCAGCTTCCGCCTGCCCGCCAGGTTCAGCGGGTTGTTGCTGAGGATCTCGGAGTCCACTCCCTTGAGCGCCACCACGGCATCGGGCGTGGACGACACGTCCGGAGTGATGATCGCGTTGAACGCCGATCCGTCTACCGGGTCGCCAAGGATCGCGTTGATGTTGACGTTCTCCGACGTGTCGTTCGCGTCCGTCACGTGCAGCAGGGCACCTTGCACCCTGGCGGAGATGACCCTGCTGCCAGGAAAGTCTTCGAACCAAATCGGATCGAACAGGCTGGACCCCTTATTGAATGCGTCCGGTGGCGGCGGCGCCGGCTGGATGCCGTTCGTTGTGACGCCGGCTGCCAGCAGTGGAACGGGGCCGCTGTCGAAGAACGCGGTGTGGCGATTGAATCCGCGATGAGTGATCTCCCACCAGCCCCACGGAATGTCCTGGTTGGATCCAGTCTCGGACTGGAACTGCAAGTCGTATACGGCCCCGTCTTCGAGGAGAGTCGAAAGGTCTGGCGATCTGGTGTAGACGACAACCGGGTTCGTGGTCTGCGCGTTGTATTGCTGGGTGAAGATCACGGTCTCTGCCGATCCATCGATCGTTCGCTTCACGACTCGAACGCTGTAGTTCGCCTTCGCCGCTCCACCGCTGGGATGCTGGCGAGTGACGAACCGCAGCTCGAAGCTGCCATCCCACTCATCGGCGTGGAAGAAGAAGAGCGCGTTCCTGGACGGGCCGAAGGATGTGCCGATGGCTCCCGGGTTGGTCAGCGAGTTCGTCGCCGACAGGTATACCCTGGTGTTGTTCACTGTCGTCGGCGCCTGGACAACAGCGAACCCGCAAGCTGTGATGATCGGTCTCCTGTCCGGGTCGGCGTTTCCGGTCGCCGCCCACGTGTTCCCGTCGGTCCGCTCGATCCCGAGCGAGTAGGCCAGGTGTTCATTGAGGTCGTCGGTCGCAGCAACGATGTCGAAATCGTTGAAGAAGTCCGCGCTGTCCGGAGCGAACCTGTCGAACTCATAGAACAGCAGTTGTTCTCCGGAGGTAGCAAGGAGCCCGAACTTCTGCACGTCCGGCTGGTTTCCTTGCGAAGTCGCGTAGTCGTAGAACGCTCCTTCGGCAGTCGGTGCTTCGATGTCCCATACGGCGGACACCGTGCCGCCAGTGTAGGTGATCGATCCGTCAGCAAACGCAGCCGACTGGATCGTCGCTCTGTCAGTCGAACTCTCGGAGGATGGCGCGACCCTCAGCCGGATTGGCACGTCGACCAGAGCGGTTCCAGTGTGCTCCTGCCTCACCGACGCCCAGAACACCACCTTGCGGACCTGGCTGTAGGCTGCAGGGCAGACGTAGAGCCGGTGGGCTTCCCCGTAGGTGGCGATGCCGCCGAGAGTGGAGGCAAAGGGCACGAGATTCGTCCACGGGCAGTTGGCTAACACGTCTGGGTCAGTGCCGTGCTGGAACCCGCTCCCGTAGCGAATCGCCATCAGAGGCCCCCCGCCGTGACCGACTCGATCTCCGGGTCGTCGTCTCCGGCGACGGCGATCCCGATGGCCGTGTTCTGCCCCAGGTTGTTCGCCTGCAGCTCGCTCAGGGTCGCCGACACCGTCACCTGAGCCCCTCCGGAGGGGATGACGCGCATGGTCGCGGCGCGGGTGAGCGCGTTGAACTGGAGCCGGAGGAACCCCTCGGCCAACGCGGCTCCGCCGAGGGCTTCGCTGGCCAGTGACGTGCTGACGCCGGCCTGCACGATCAGCAGTTCGGCGACGTAGCTCGATCCGTCGATGGTGACGCGGGCCAGCAGGTAGGTCGATCCGGTTCGCTTGATGGCGATGGCTGCCTGCTGCCGGCTGCCGGCCGCCACGAGGTTGTAGGCGATCTCCGTGAAGTAGCTGGTCAGCGCCGATTCCTTGAACCACTGCATCAGGCGGGACTCGGCGACGTCGTCGGCCGTAGCGGCGACGTCTGTGAGGACGAGGGACCCGAGGAAGGTCGTGTAGTCGCCGGCGTTCTGCCATCGAGTCGTGTCGAGCCCCTCCGTGAAGCCGTCGTTAGGGAGCGAGTCACTCCCGAGGAACGTCGGGATCTCGAATGGCGTCCGAACGAAGATCCCGGCGCTGTCGGCCACGACCAGATACTCGACTCCGCAATCGCTGGTGTAGCGGAACAGCCCGCAGACCGGCCCATCGAAGCGTTCGTCCAGTCCGCGGATCAGCCCCTTCCGCTTCTCCAGGATGTCCGCCTCGTTGATAACCGCGTTGAAGCTGCCGTCCTCCAGGAAGCCTTGCCCTGGATCGAGGCGACCGCCGCGGGTGTTCAAGCCTCCCCATGGTTGGCCCTGCGGTCTCAATGGCATTTCATTCCAGCGACTCACCTAAACCTCCCGTTGATTATTGAGCGGATATATCGGCGCAATCAGGTTGGCATGCATCAGAACGCCAGCAGCGATCCCAGGCTCGCCGCCCTCGTGAGTGGAATCTGATCGGAGATGTTGCCGCGGAACACGTCAGCGATGCTGCGCATGACGTCCTGGTTGGTGATGTTCCTGTTGTTCTTGCGTCGAAGGTCCTTGAGCTTGCTCTGGTAGATGCCGGCCATGTTCGCGGCGTTCTGCGAGTCGGTGTCCAGCATCAGAGCATGAGCCGCAGCGCCGTAGATCAGGACGTCGATGTCTTCCTGCGGAACGAACGGGATCTCGACGTCCGCCTCGTAGGGGAACAGCTGCCGAGCATAGTAGGACACAATCATGAAGGGATCGTCCGACTGCTGCTGCTCCGTCAACTGCTGAATCACCGGCTTGGGGTAGATCTGGACCTGCATCTGGTTGTTGGGTCCAGGATCGGTTCGAAGGAAGACCTTCGGTCTGCCTCCTGACTGGGTCACCCCCTGCAAGAGTCGGTAGAAGTCCACCGGCTCCATCTCGGTCAGCGGGCGGTCGTTCCAGTTGCCGGGTCGGATGTATTCCAGCTCTCCAAGGTTCGCCGGCATCTCGTAGGTGTCGACCCCGTCGCTCAGGTAGATCCGCTCCTCACGGCGCAGCCACTGCCAGTAGCCTTCCTTGCGGATCAGGTCAGCCTCGGCTTCGAGAACGAAGTTCAGGTAGGTCTCGACCTTCGTCGCCGCCCCCGTGGTCGCGTTGTATTTCGCGTCGCCGTCCTTCTCGACGAGCGTGATGACCCGGTTGACCACGCGCTGGTATGTCCACTCCGTCCCTGGAGCGATGCGCACCGGGCGCCTGATCTCCCGGAACGTCTCGACCTGGAAGATGCCGCACCGCAGCAGGGACAGCCCTGCAAGGCCGTAGGGGCTCACGCCGGCCGGCTGGTCCACGAGCTGCCCCGAGAGGAACTCGAATCCTGGGAAGCCGACCTCGCCCCACAGGGGGTCCTTCTTGTCGGTGTAGGTGAGCTTGGGCTGGTTCAGGCTCCGGTCGTTGAGGTAGACCTCGAGGATGACCTCGTTGTCGGTCCGGCGTATGCGTAGGCGCATGTCCTGCCAGAAGCCCTTGTAGGGCAGCACGTCGCCTTCGGAGTAGGAGCTGGAGTCGAACAAGGGGTCCAGGTTCAAGTCGTCGTGGTCCAGCGTGACCGACGTCAGGACCACCATCTGGTCGACCTCGGTCGAGCTCGGCCTGCTGAGGTTCGGCAGCCGCTTCACCGGCATGAACTTGACGATCTTCAACACGGGGGCCGTGCCGTCCCGCGGCATCGTCACCCTGGCTCCGTAGCCCTGGTCGTAGCAGCTGGGGTCTTCCGCACTCCCCAGATCGAAGAGCAGCGGGTCCTTCGACATGCGGGCCAGGATCGTGAAGCTGCTGGGCTGATCGACGGAGATGGGGTCAGCGGCGCTGGGATCCTCGCCGTCGTGAGCCCATGTCGTCCGAACCATGTAGTTCGGTCCGTCCATGAACTCCCCCGTGTAGAGCACCTGAGTCTTGAGAGACGTGACGCCGGCGGGGAACAGAGGGCTCGCACCGCTGACCACGAGTTCGGCGTCGATCGGGATGACGGCCTCGTCGCTGATGATGACGCCACCACAGGCGACCGTGTAGTTCTGACCGATGCCTCCGTCGGCTCGAGTGAACTTGTCGATGAAGCGTGATGTCATTCGACCTTGCACTCCTTGTGCCTGGCGAGGTTGCTCGGGTCGTCCCAATACGCCTTGTCGCCGGTCTCCCGGATCTTTCCGTGGTAGAGATGCGTTGGGACCGAATGCGTCTGCCTGATCGATCCGCGCTGACCGCCGGCATCGCGGATCTGCTTGCGCCTCGCCCTGACCTCCTCCTGGAACTCGCGTTCCACTCTGGCTCCGCTCTTCCCCCCATCATCCTGGCTGCGGACCTGGTGCTGCAGCGGGATGTCGCTCGCATCACGGCACTTGCTCGTGTCCAACATCGGTGCGTCTGCCTGCCAGTCTCGGAGCATGACCTTGCCGCAGCCCTGCCGGATGGAATCGGTCGCACAGAAGACGGTGGAGGGTGGACCTTCTGCCATGGACCTGTGCGTCTCGTATCGAGATCCGCAAGAGCACTTGAACGAGTAGATCACCGCTTGAACCTCTTGGTCCCGCGACCGCAGGGACGCTTCTTGCCGCCTCAACCGTATCCTTTGGCGACCATGTTCTTCACTGCAACGTGGCCGCACTTCTGGTTTGTGCACCGAACGGTCAGCCGGATGGCTGACCGTTCGACGCGGACTGGCGAGCTGCACTTGCTGCAGACTCGCTCAGCCATCACGGACAGCCGCTGACGCCGGTGCACAGGCTGTCGATGAAGCCGATGCAGTTGGGGGCCAGGACCTCCAGGGTGCCTTCATACTCGACCATGCCCTTCGTCGAGCTGCCGATCTTCGCCAGCTCGACGGCCAGCACCGGGCGCAGCACCGCGATGCGGAGCTTGTTCTTCTCCGCGGTCGAGATGCGGTCCGTCCGCTGGTAGCGATGCAGGAAGATGCGCTGCGTGCCGAAGTCGGACTGGTAGAAGTCGACCGTGTTGATGACCGTCCGCTCGTTGACGGGGATGTTGTATCGAACGTTGGAGTTGGGGTTCAACGTGAGGTTGGACAGAGACCGCTTCTGCGCGGCGCCGCACCAAATCGTGTCCGTCATGGCGCCCTTGTTCCACATGGCCTCCAGGTGCGCGTTGAGCAGACACTCGTCGATGCAGTCGTCCGGCGAGCTGCCGGTGGCTTCGGTGACGGTCCCCATCTCGTCGGCGTTGAGGCCGAGCGTAGTTGCGCAGGTTGGGTCGGATGCCGCCGCGTAGGCGTAGAATCCGTCCATCTTGCGCGGCAGGACTCCGCCCGAGTTGCCCTGGGCGGTCTGCGACTGGCGGATCGAGTGCACGAGAGCGAACTCGATGAAGCGTGCGAGCTCCATCGTCGCCTTGCGCAGCTGGTAGACGTATTCGTCCCTGATGCCAGCCGTGTTGATGTCACGCTGCGTGTCCGACACGTCGAACGTGCGTCGGAGGATGTGCGTGAGGTTGCAGAGACGCTTGCGCGGCGTCAGCGGATCGAAGGTGGCGTCCGAGCCTTCCGGGGTCGCCTGGACGTCAGCGTTGCCCACGTCCGGGTCGCCGAAGTCCGCCAGCGAGTCGATCAGCCATTCGTGGCTGATGTTGTTCGCCGGCACCTTCTCGAAGCCCGACAGGAACAGTGTGTCCATCGGGCTCGTCATGGTGATGATGTCGAGAAGATCCTCTCGGTTACCCGTTCCGACATCGAACGAGTTGAGGACAGCCTGATTCAATACGAATACCATCAGTCGCTACCTGGGTTTGGAGTCCCCGGCAGCGCCGATTGCTAGCGACCGAGTCTGCGAGCCAGGTGACCGAGCTGCTGCTGCATCCCTTGCTGCCGCTCGTTCGGATCGTCCGAAGCCAGGAGCTTCTGGAGCCTCCTGGATTCCTCGACGAGCTCGTCCTGAGCCTGCTGCCTGGGCTGAGCCTGCTGTCCGGTTCCTGGTGCGTAGCGCGCGGCCGCCAACTCACCGCTCCCAGGGGGAACGATGATCGGCGCAGCCGGAGCACGCGCTGCCGTCTCTCGGGTGACGAGTTCCTCGGGCTCACAGACGGCTCGGAAGGCCTGCTCGATCGAACAGTGCGGGTTCTTCCCGCGGAAGTGGTCGATGAGCGGGCCGTGGATCACGTAGTCGAAGGCCGGATACTTGTCAGCCAGGTCTTGCATCTGGTTCCGCGCGGCCTGCGTCTGCAGGTCGTTGAGCGGCTTGCCGAACGTCCTCATCAGTTCACTGCGGAACTGCGAGCCCCATTCGTCCAGTTTCTGGCTCATCCTCGCATCCTGCATCACTTGCATCCGCGTCTCGGGGTCCAGGTGGTCCAGGTTGGCCTGGACCATCTGATCGTGCTGCTGCTGGAGAGCCGTGAGTCGCTGCTCGAACTGAGTGAGCGTCTCGCTGCTCTTCTTTCCAACATCCAGGGCTGCCTGGAGCTCGACGTCCTTCTGACGCAGCTGCTCGACCAGCTGCTGGATCCGCTGTTCTGCCCGTGGGGAGATCGCTTCCCCGTTCTGTCCCTGCGGAGGGGGGTTGGGTGGCGGTAGCTTGGGTGCCGGACTGCCGTCCAGAGCCTGCTCGGGGGTCCCTGCAGGCGGCTGATCGCCGATCGGCTGGTCTTGCGGCAGCTGTTGCTGACGCTTGCTCAACTCGATCGCTTGCCGCATGTAGCTGCCCTCGGGTGGCTGCGGAGCCGGTGGCTTACCATCCTCGCCGACCTCGACCGGTGCCGTCTCCGGCATCTCGGCGCCCGCTCGTCTCAGGTTGCCCCGAAGCGCTCGAGCCGCATTGTCAGCGCGCGCATTGAAGTTGCTAGGAGTCTGTTCTCCTTGCTTGGTCATCGGAGTTCTCGACGGTGCACGACTTCCGCCCGTTCAGTGCCTTCGTGTCCGGGCGCGACTCCGGGGCAGCGCATTGGCTCGGTCATGCTCGGGGCGCAGACCGACAAGCCCGTCAGCACCGCAGGACTCCGACGGTCGGTCACCCGCCGTATCCCTTGATGTTCTCGTTGTCGCCGAAGCCGGTCGGCGCGCCCTGCCACTTGTTGTTCGTGGACGACGCTGGGTGACGACTGCGGGTCTTGTTGCCCAAAGCTCCGCTGGTCGCCGACATGCCGGCGGCCCGGCTCAGGGCCTTCACGTTGTCGCCGGTCTTCGGCTGAGCCGCTCCGACGGTTTCGCAGCAGTTCGGGGTGTCCTTCATGGGGTGTCCTCTCGCGGTTTTGGTCGACGCCTCAATGCGCCTTCCAGCGTATTCTGCCTCGACTGACGTTGCGCTTCAAGCAGGTCGACCATCTGTTCGCTGGTCAGCAGCGACAAGACATCCTCCAACGCCTGGACGCAGCCGCGCTGCTCGCGCATGCCAGCGTCGGTCAACTTGTTGTCCCTGGCCAACTTACGGACTGCTACGTCCCGCAAGTCCGTAACCGCCTCGAGGAATCCCTGGAATCCTGGCGCGTTTCGGATCTGCAGGGCTCGGCGCCCGAGGTCGATGGCCGCCGACAGGCTGTCGATCTGCTTCTCGAGCTCGCGCTCCTCCGCAGCCTCGTGCTCCCGGACGTCCCAGAACGGGTCGCGCTCACTGAGCGCCTGCGTTGGACTGTCTGGCTGTTCCATTCGACTTTGCCTCCGACGCGCCCTCTCCGCGCTCGTTCTCGTTCGATCTCACCTTCGGGGATCCAGGCTCCTGCCCAGGCCCCGCAGCTCCCGCGATCGGTGACGCCCCGCCGCCCAGCAGCCCGGACTGCGCTCCCAGCTGGGCGAACTGCATCAGCATGTCCTCCTGACGCATCTGCTTGAGTTCGAGCGCCTCGTAGTGTTCCGCGATGTGGGCCCGAGCCTTCGCCGCGCACTGCGGCGAGGCCTCCTCCAACTGCTTGAACTGCGGCGTCGAGAGCTCCTCCATGTGGCTGAGGATGTGCCTCTGATCGTTGTCGTCCGGGCGTCTCGGCGGCACGTTGCCGTGATACCAGAGCTGGTGCTCCTGGGTCGGCGTCAGGATGTTCGCTTCGTCGGGGACCTTGATGAGCTCGTCGACGTCTCGCATGTCGAATCCCTGCTCCAGGATCTTCGCGAGGATCTTCGGCGCGTTGAACGTCTGCGGGCCATACATCTGCGCGAGCACCGGGATGCGATCCAGGATGTTCACCAGCTGCTGGACCTGCGTCATCTTCGTTGCGAGCCGATGGCTCGCAAGCGGCTGCACGAGGAACCTGCCGATCACCTGGTGCGGCTCGATCATGTAGCGATCCTGGAACTTGATGCCGAGAGGTCCGATGTCACGCACCACCTGCGGGTAGGACATGAACTGCTGGTTGTTCCAAGCCATCTGATCCAGCATCGGCACCTGCACTTCTTGCTCGTAGGATTCGAGCATCGGATAGAGCCGCAGGTTGGCTTCGTCGATCTCCGACATGTGCTGAGTCGCGGTCTTGTCGGCCCCGAAGGGGTCCTTCGCCCCCATCGACGGTGACGTTGCTCCGTGGGTTTCGCGGATGTCGACGGTCAGCACGTTCTCAGCCTTGAGTGCTGCATCGCTGACTTGAGGCACGTGCAGCGGGGCGATCGACCTCTCGATGTCCGGGACCCTGATGCCGAGTCCCGGCTGCAACAGCAGCTGGCCGGCAGGGATGTTGGCCTCGTCTGAGATCAGCCACATGGGATTCGCTTCGAGCTGCGTGGCGGCCATGAGCAGGTTGCGCTTCATGTCCTTCTCCATCGACAGTCGGGCGATCATCTCCAGCATGCCGATCCCGTAGAGCTCGTCTTCCAGGCTGATCGGTCGCCAGACCTGGTAGGGCTTCTGCTTGTGCCAGAACGGGCACTCGGTGACTCTGGCGATGATCTGCAGCCCGTCTGGATCGATCATCACCACGTTGCACAAGCGGGTCTTGAGGCTTCCCCGGTTGTCCTCGATGACCAGATTGCCCCACCAGTCGATGACCTCGTAGTGCGGCGTCTGCGGAGCCCAGCTGGCCTGCCGAGGATCGAAGACGCCGTAGCTGTATGCCTTCCGTTCCTTGAACTCATCGCCGAAGCTGGTGTCCGAACTTCCTGGATGGTCTCTCAATTGGTCCAGGTTCTTCCAGTGGCCGAGCTCCCCCATGGCCTTGACCTTGAAGTCAGGCCAACCACTGCGGTCCGCGCACCACTCTGCATCCTCGATGCTGCTTGCACTCGGCGACGTGAGGAAGTCGAAGATCGACACGTTCTCGCTGCAGTTGCCGTCGAAGACCAACTCCTCGCGCTTGACCTCACCCAGCTTGTATTTCTGCTCCGTCGGGTTGCTGGTCTTGACCTTCTCCGCAGTGCGGTAGGTCATCTCCCCAAGCTCCTGCTTCCACCACGTCTTCTGGATTGCGGTGCCGTAGATCAGGCCGTCGCGAATGAACCTCGCTTGCTTGGCCTTGTGCCTGCTCACCCGCAACTGGTGACGACACAGGATCTCCTGCAGCTTGGAAGCCGGCTCGTGATCCTCATGCAGGCCGTAGAACTTGAAGGTTCTGCTGTCCGCGAACAGCGACCGCATCAACTTCGGAAGTGTCGACTCGACCGCCTTGAACGGCTCCGGGCTGTGCAGCTTCGTGCGACCGTAGCTGAAAGAGTCGAGCGTCTCCCCGCGATAGAGGCGGTAGAGGATCAGGAACTTGTTGCGAAGGAACTCCATGACGTTGAACACGTCATTGAGCCCGCCCTTCACTGCCGACTTCGCCTGCTCGACTACGAACGGGACGTTGGCCAGGTTCTTGTATCCGACCGACTCCTCGTAGAGCCGCGCCTTCTGCGCGACGTCGGTCCCGTCCGTGAAGGCTGACTCGGTCAGCTCGTAGGGAGCGCTGATCGGCTTGGTGCGATCGCGCTCCCTGTAGGTGCCCATGCCTCTCGATGGCAGGGCCGCGATTCCTCCGCGAGGGTTAGGAGGGCCGCCTGCGGTAGATGCGTTTCCGAGCTGCGTCCGGTCGCTCACGGATCACCGGCCCTTCCCGCTGCGACACGGGTTGTCCGCCATCTGCGTGAATGGGTTGATCCTGTCGGGGACCTTGTCGAAGTCGCTCGACCGAAGCGGCATCCCGACGGTCCTGGTCTGGTTGTTGTCTTCCTCCGAAGGGAGGCTTGGCTTCGGTGAGTCGTCTTGCTTCTTGGGCATCGAGAACCTCCAGCGCATCGTAGACGGGTCCGACCCAGCCAGGCCACAGCAACGCCCGGCCAGGATGCTGAGACCTATACCACCGCAACCACTCCAAGGCACGCTCCGCATCGTAGATCGCCCGTTTTCTGGTCACCGGGTTGTCGGATCCGAAGAAGTAGCCGGTGCCCGTGGCCAGGGTGAACCCGAGGCAGTAGATCGGGCTGCAACCCATCAGGTGAGCCGTCTGGATCATGAAGCACAGCGAGTTGCCTGACGGGTGGTAGGGGTCGCGGATCCTCTTCGGCAAGAACGGGGCGGTGTGGGGCGGCTTGAAGATTCCGGTTCTGGGGTCACGCTTGCCTCCGGGCTTGTGCCTCTCGATCGTGATGTCGCAGCTCGGCCACTTGCGCTGCCCAACCATGCGAAGCTGCGTGGCTCCAGCCACGGAGTATGGCCCGCCACCGAAGATGCTCTTGTTCGCTACGACAACCATGGAGTCGGGGCATCGAGCGAGATGGCTTCGCTCTTCCTTCCAGACTCCGAGATCGACGACATGCCAAACGCTGGGGACCAGCGCCCGCAGGGTCCAGTTGGATCCGATGACAAGCTCGTCCTGCGCAGCCTGGAGTCCTGCTGACTCAACCAGACCTCCGGCTCCCCCAAGGAGGAAGGCAGCTCTCCCTTGGCCGATCCCTTCAAGCCAACCCGGATCAGGACTTCTGCCGCCCGGTGCGCGTAGCTGTGCCGCTTTGAAATGAGGGTAGAGCATGCTTTTCCGATCGCCTCCGCTTCGTCCCTGTGTCTCAGATAATAGAGGACCAGCTCCGCGAAGTGGTCTGGATCCTGAGCCTGCGGGGCCATCGGGAAGAGTCGCGCTAGCTCGCTGCGGTGGTTGTCGTTCACCACAAGCGTCCCGCACGAAGCCATCTCCAGAAACCTCGGGTTCAGATGCTCGGCATCCAGGTTGCCGTCGTTCCAGAACCCGGTTCCCCACTTTCTGGGTGGGCCGTCTGGCTTCTTGAGACCCTTCGGCCACGGCATCGCCTGATCGTTTCGGCCCCTTACCCGACGCTTCCAGCACAGCTCGTTCATCCACGGGGACCTGTGAACGTTGAGTCCAACGATGCACCTGCTGTAGTGCGACGCGTGATCGCTTAGCGGGATCCACTCCTTCTTGCCCTTTGCCACGTTGGATCTCAGGTAGCAGATCCTGGCGCCCTCGACTAGTCTCTCTACAGGCCGCAGCCAATCAGCCCTTGGGGTTAGGGTTCCGTTTCCAAGGAAGAACGCGGAGACGTCGCGCTCGCTGTAGTCCCGGTAAGCGAATCGGTCGGTGTCTACTCCTGGAGGAAGGTAAAACACGTGTCTCCTATCCTCCCTGGATAGGCGGTGGACATCGACTGTCGATGGATCCATCGTGAACACGAATCCGAACCGCGGACTGTATCGCGCTGTCTCGCCAACCTCGTATGGCTCGTCGCACAGGTAGACCGCGGTCTTTGCTCCCACCTTGTGGATCTGACTGAGAAACTCGTTGTTGCTCGCCGCTCGGCCATGGTGGCAGAAGACCAGGTCCGGCCTCCACTGAGAGATGTTGCGACCAACATCCTTCGCCGTCCCTGGCATGCGACGGCTCCTGTAGGGTGAGAACGAACTGACCTGCGTCCCACGCAGGATCGAGATGTCGAAGACCTCGACACGGCATCCGATCTTGCGGAACCCCTCGACCCATCCGGACCGGTAGTCGTCGGAGAAGATCAGGCCCGAGTCGTCGGCGACCGCTACTCGAACCGGGTCAGAGGGACCGATCGAACGGGACACAGCTGATGCTCCTTGGTCGCGATCATGGAGTAGTTCACCGCCTGCATGTGCCACGCAGTTCCTCCGCCTGAGAGGGCCAGCCTGCTCCAATGCTCGACGGGATCCACATTGCCTAGCGGCTGGACCAGTTTCGCAAACTTCGTCTGCACCATCGCGAACCTGCATCCGGCCTGAGCCGGCTTGTTGTGCTGCCGGCGAACCGGATGCATCGTCGTGCTCATCGTGTCGGGCAGCGTGTCCACGATTCCGCAGACCGGATCCTTCAAGAAGATCTGCTGCATCTTGCCGAACCACTGCCGGTCATCGATCCGGACCGCCGGCGAGATCAGGGTGAACAACGCCGTGTGGATGTCCTGCAGGGCTTCCCTGATCGACTGATTCAGGCCCACCGGGTGCTGGTTGAACAGCACCTGCCACGGGACGTCGCCTGCGGAGAAGGAGTCGGAGACTGAGGCGGCCTCGTCTGGGGTCGTGCCGTCCAGGATGGCCACGATCCTGATGGGGACGTCGGTGTCGCGAGCGATCCGTTCGACGCACTCGCTGATGAGCTCGATGTCGCTAGCCTGGGCTGGGATCAGCAAGTCGTGCACGCTGGTTCTCCTCTAGTTGTCTCGCCCCCTCGCGGGCGATGAATCGACGCTGGCAACGCTGGCTGCAGAAGACGACGTAGTCCTTGCATGCCCGGATCGATGACCTTGCCGGCCCTGACGGGACGATCACCAGGTTAGAGCAGCCACGGCATGGGATCTGCGCTTGCTCGTTTGCCATCTGCTCTTGGTTCCGGATCAGGACCTTCGTCGGGGTCGACAGCATACCCGGTCGGAAGGATCAGTCCATTGGGGGATCGCATCTGCTGGTTCACGGCGTCGTGCTCGATGTTACCGAACTGCTTGGCTGGATCCCGTAGTTGTCTGAACTGCAGACGCGGATCGATGCCTTCGGACTCCGCGGCCAGATGGGCTGACTCGAGCAGCTCCTCCCTGGTCCTCGGCCCGAATCGGTAGCTGTCTCCAGGCTGCGCGTTGTGGCCGACCTGCGTTCCGGACAGCTGCTCGATGCCGTTCTGGACGGCGTTCTGAATCGCCTCCATGACCTGCAGGATCCACTGCTGGCTGCCGTAGCGGCGAACCAGGATGTCCCCTACGGCTTGGGCGGCTTCGGTGGCCTGCGCCAGAAACTTTCGAGTTCGCCGGACGGTGTTGCGGGGCTTTGGCTGTCCCCGCCCTGCCTGTTGAGCCATAGGTCTGCTTGTCCTTCTGACCGCTGATCTCGCATCACCATCTCCCTCACCGGGTAGCCCCGGTCGGGGTTGAACGAGCCGTCGATCATGGTTGGTTTCTGCACGAAGCCAGACTGAGCGCGCCATCCCGACGGAGGGGCTGGGGCGATGTGCCTGCCTTCCTTGTCCTGCTTGTCGATGTCGCTGATCGCATCGGGAATGTCGTCATGGGCACTGTAGGGCCACTCGGTCATCTCACGATACATGGGCATCCACTTTCTCGATTGCTCTTTCAGGCTTCGGGCGAAGTAGATGTTGGCTTGCCGGAATCGGACCTCCGCAGACTCAATCCTGATGTCCTTGATCTCCTGGCTCCTGCCAGGGACCGGGAGGATCTTCGGTCTGATGAACGTCTCCCGGCGCATCTCCTCGAACAAGGACTGCAGCAGTTCCTTGTGGGTGGTGTCCTCGACGACGATTCCGCGCATGTTCAAGGGCTGGTAGCGGTTCCACAGGTCGCAAGCGATCCGCACGCTGTCGCTGGGCTTCCATCGCCCAACGTAGAAGTCCCGAACGTAGGCCACCCTGTTGCAGTCGAGCGACACAACCCAGAAGCATGTGCGGTCTGCTCTTCCCTTCTTCTTCTCCTCCGCGATGAACGCGAAATCCGTGAAGATGTAGGTCCACACGTGTAGAGGGACGTCCCGGTCTTCGATCACCCGGAAGTATTCCGGTCGGAAGATGCGCTCTTCGTCGAGCGTCGGCTTGTTCTCGTAGAAGCACGCGAACTTGCGCGAGGACATCAACGCCTTCTGCTGTGCGATGAAGGCGTTGGTCAGTCTGCCGGGGAAGAACAGCGAGCCATCCTGGTTCTTCCATCCGTGGATCGACGTCTCGAATAGATCCCGCATCTCCTTCGTCTTGAGGATGCGGCAGTAGAGATCGGCGAAGTGGTGCAGCGTGCCGATCATCAAGATGCGGCACCCGGGATCGAGCTGAGCGAGGATCTCGCTGAACCACTCGAACATCGACTCCAGCGCTTCTGCGGTCCTGGTGTTTTCGCCGGACACGACGTCGTCCATGATGACCAGGTCCCAGTGGGATCCGGTCCATACCTCGCCGGCACCCGCAGCCAGCAGCGTCGGCTCCTTCGTGTGCTTGTCCGTCCGGAGGGCCGACGTGAACTCGCCAGAGCCGTCCTTCCAGTCCTTGCCCTTGTGGACCCCGAATCGCTCTCGGAACCATTCCGAGTCGATGATCTTCATGGCCTGCTTGACGAACTTGCGGGCCTGCTTGCCCGTCTCGGAGCAGACGACAATCCGGATGTTCGGGTTGCGCGCGATCTCCCAACACGCCATGGCAACGTTGAACACCGCGGACTTGAAGGACCCTCGCGGCCACAGCTGCAGCTTGTAGGTGTAGATCCCCCGCTCGCTCTCAGGGTCTGAGCGCCACTTCCAGTTCAGGATCTCGTGAGCTCCCTTGCCGTGCGGATACTGCTGGGCGTCCGGGGCGCCCCCACAGTCCCTCGCGAAGTCGAGGAAGCCCTCGACTGTCTTGTAGTAGTCCGTCTCCTGCTGCAGTCGATACTGCCGCAGCTCCTCGGGGCTGAGGTTCTTGACGAACTTAGGAAGGTCTACACCAGCCTTGTCCAACGGAACCTGATCCTATCGCCGCCGCGCTGCGCCCACCACTTCCATCCGTTCCTTACGGCTCCGATCTTCTTCACCTTGGACCGGAAGATCGCCGTGTTCCTGCGGAGACTCCGGTCGATCGTCGTGACGATCGCGTCCGGGACATCTTTCAGTCCATAGAAGTGCGCGAAGATGTCGTCTCGCCACACGGACTTGATCCCCACCGCCCGGAGGCACCGCATCAGCATCACGTCGCTGTAGCCCTTGGCTCCAGCGAAGTCTTCGTCATATCCACCAGCCTTCCAGAAGTCGTTGCGATGCAGGATATGCGTGTTCGGTGACGTGTTGTCCATCTCCCCGGTCCGCACGTGCTTCAACAGGAAGCGGAGATTCGATCCCTGCTTCATCTTCGATACCGCGGCGAGGATCTTCTGGATCACTTCCGAGTCAAGGACCATGTCCGGGTCCAGCATCGCGACCCAACCGCCTGCTTCCTGCATCGCCAGATTGCGTGCGCCGCCTTGGTTCCACTTGATGTCATCATCGACCCTGTAGAGGCGCGCCTCCTTGACGAGCAGTGCAAGCTCTTTGATCTGCGTCTCGTCGACCGGCGGCGCCCCATGGTCATCGACGATGAAGACCCGCAGCCGTTCCAGGACGCCATCCGGGTAGCCACGGATCGTGTCGAGCTGCTTCGCCAGCATCATCGGCTGACCGAACACCGCCATAGCTATCGTCAGATTGTTCATGGCTTGCGGAGAATCATCACCCGGCGAGCATGTCTGGTGCTCTGGTGAACTGGATCGAATCTCATCTCGGTGACGTGCTTCCAGATCTCGTCCGGGTCATTCACTGCATGCTTGTCCTCTCGGTCAGGAAGCGCAACGGCCAGGATCTCCTTCCGCTCCAGCATCCCGGCGCCCACCTTGAGCGCGTCCTTCCAGTCGGTGATGTGCTCCAGGCTGTCCAGGAACAGCACGGCGTTGAAGTGGCTTCCGGCGAAGTCGTGAACCGTCCCAAGCCTGATGAGGTTCCCGTGCCACTTGCCAAGGTCCACGGCGTAGGGATCGGTATCGCACCCTACAGGGTAGCAGCCGGACTCCTTGAGCTTATTCATGATGAGGCCTTCCCCGCAGCCGACCTCAAGAATCACCGATCCAGGGCTCAAGACGCTCTGTAGAGCTTCGACGAGATCGATGACGTGCAGTCGGTAGGGATCGCGCTGCTTGTTGAATGCCGCGTAGTGGTAGGCTCCGCGATCCCTGTATTTACTCACCTCCCATGCCTCCTGAACGAGAACCACTCGTTGTCGAAGATATCT